AACGGAGAGATACGCAAAGTGATGCACGACGCGGCTGTGCTTGGAACGGGTGTGATCAAAGGCCCGGTGGTCACAAACCGCATGCGCAAAGCCTGGCAACCCATGACGGATGGTTACGGTGAGACGGTACACCAAGTCACTTTAGTGCAAGAGATTGATCCGGCAAGCTTTCGGGTTGACCCCCGCAACTGCTGGCCTGATCCAGCAGCGGGTGAAGACATCCATGATGGCAAAGGTATTTACGAACGCACACAGATGACTACCAAGCAAGTGCGTGACCTTGCAAAGCAGCCTGGCTACATGAAGGATCAATTGCGCAAGGTGCTGGAAGAGGGCCCTCAGCGCAGTGCCACGCTGGAAGAGCTGCGAGACGAGACCGAGCGCGATCAGACCAAAGCAACCTTTGATGTGTGGGAGTACTGGGGCGAGATCGACAAAGAGGACTTGATAGCCTCGGGTGTTGAGGGAATCGATACAGAAGACGATGAACTTAAAACTATAAGCGCCTGCGTGGTGGTGATCAACTCCACGGTGGTCAAAGCATTTTTAAACCCAATCGAAAACGGTGACATTCCTTATGACTTCTTCGTTTGGGAGAAGGTCTCTGGCAGTTGCTGGGGCTATGGGATACCGTACTTGATGCGCGCACAGCAAAAGGTGTTGAACGCGGCATGGAGGCAGATGATGGACAACGCTGGGGTCTCAAGCGGCCCGCAGATCGTTATCAAGGCTGGCACGATCCAGCCGGCAGACAAGCAGTGGCAGCTCAGTAGTCGCAAGATTTGGTACGCAAGCGATGACGTGGACGATGTGCGTAAAGCCTTTACCACGTTCGAGTTCAACTCGCACCAGGCAGAGCTTTCAGCCATCATCAAGATGGCCGCGGAGTTAGCTGACCAAGAGACGGGTGTGCCCATGCTGATGCAGGGTGAGAAGGGCAGCGCACCCGACACTGTGGGCGGCATGCAGCTCTTGATGAACAACAGCAACGTGGTCCTAAGGCGTCTGGTGAAGCAGTTCGATGACATGATTACCAAGCCCCACATCAAGCGTTACTACGACTACAACATGATGTACAACGAGGATGAGGAAGTTAAAGGTGACTTCACCATCGATGCAAGGGGCTCTAGTGCGCTGATCGTGCGTGACATCCAGAACCAGAGCTTCTTGAACTTGCTGGCCGCAGGCGCTAATCCGATTTACGGTATTTATTTGGACACTAAGAAGTTGTTTGAAAAAGCGCTTCAAGCGCAGCATATCGACCCGGCTGAGGTGTTTAAGTCTGACGAAGAGATCGAGCAGATCAAAGAGCAGCAAAAGCAGATGGCACAGCAAGGCCAGCAGCAAGACCCAAGGCTCATGGCCGCACAAATCAGGGCTCAGTCCACGATGGAGCAGGCCAAGGCTCAGAACCAGAGCGACATGATGGAGCTTCAAACGCGCCAGCAGATCGCACAGCAGCAAGCGCAGATGCGCATGGCAGAGCTGCAGATGACCCGCGAGATTGAGATGCTCAAACTGAGCAATAACCAGAACATGTCTCTTGAGCAGATCAAAGCAAAGCTGGCTGATACAGCCATCAAGGAGCGCGGCAAGAAGGAGCTCTTTGCCGCAGAACAAAGACTCAAGCTGGTCGCTGGATCAGGAATTTAAGGAGAATCAGTCATGGCGGCTCTAACCCCATCACAAGCGCTGGACATGATCCACCGGTCAATGCTGACCGGCGTCCCCACTTCTGAATTTAATGCAGCCGGCGGTTACGACGCTGTTTACGACTTAGCTAGATCGTCTGGCGGCGATATGGGCCGGCCAACGGACGCAGCCATTATCAAATACGGTCCAACTATTGCAGCTCAAGGCTACGGCAATTTGTCTTACGCACCGGGCAACACGGTTAATGATTCGGCTTTGGCAGACGCTGGTTACGACAACTACTACGACCAAGCGACTAAAAGAAAGTCTTCCACGTATTTCGACAAACAGATCGGACTACTGAACACTAAGTACGGCACGCTGAACACCAGTTTCTTAGATTTGCAAAATCAGCTTGCCGCACTAAAAACAAAAAACACGGGCACAACTTCTTCAACGGGCACAACTGCTTTGACGGGCGGCACCAGTTTAGTGGGCAGCGGCGCAACAAACACGGCTGGTCTTGGCGGCACTAGCGCAGGGGCCTTGAACGCAACTTCCTCAAGTGGCGCGGTTTATGGGCCAGACGGTACGGCCTACCCCAGCCCTGCAGCAGCCATTGCAGCAGGTGTCTATAACTACACGATGTTTCCACCCACTGGCTCAGGGCAGCCCGCTGGACTTGTAACAAACGCTATGAACACAACAGACGCGGCCAAGCTGTCAGGTGTGACGGGCAACTACTACGGTGGAGTTAACCAAAACCCAGACAACCCATGGGTCAACCTCTATCCAACCTAATTTAGGAAATCAATCATGGCTTCAGTTAACGCAACGACAGATAGAAACAGCTTAAACGGCTCAGTCCTAGTTACTTGGGCACTTGCCGATGCGGATACGGGAACAGCTTTCCCAATTCCTTATGCAGCAGATTTGACAGTGCAAGTCTCGGGCACCTTTGGTAGTGCAACAGCGGTGCTTGAAGGCTCCAACGACGGCACCAACTGGTCAACGCTTAATGCAGTGGTCGGCACTAACACGTCGTTTACTGCGGCCGGTATGCGCAAAACGGTTGAAAACCCTGGCTACATTCGTGCAAAAACAACTGGAGGTACCGCTTCAGCGATCAGCGTCGTGGTGGCTATCAAAGCAATGTTCGATAAGAAAGCCTACTGATGAAAGAGGCTGGACGCTACGTTGCACTTTTGTTTTTGGCACGGGACATGACACACCGTGCGCATTTGAAAGCTACAGGACCAGGCAGCTTTGCTGCGCATATGGCGCTTGGCACTTTTTATGAAAGCATTGTGGAGCGGGCAGACTCGTTTGCCGAAGCCTACCAAGGGCGCTTCAACGAGCTACTGGATATTCCACTACTGGAGAATGACTATGCTGGAGAAATTGCAGACGTACTTGAGCAGCAAATGGCTTGGATTGAAGACAGCCGTGAGCAAATTTGTCCAAGAAGTGAAACGGCGATTCACAACTTAGTTGATGAGGCGGTGTCGCTTTATCAGTCAACCCTTTACAAGTTGAGGTTTTTAGAATGACTGAGACCGAAGCTCGCTTGCTGGCTCACGAAGCAGTGTGCGCAGAGCGTTACGCTAGCACGAACGCCAGACTAAAACGTATTGAAAAAATTATGATTGCCGCGGGCGGCTCGATCATCGCGCTTTTGCTTACTTTACTTACGCGTGCTCATTGACAATTGAATATGGAATATTCAAAATACGGGTCACGGGCACCTTTGCCCTTTTTTTATGCTTGATTTCAGCGCACCAGGTTGGCACCAATTGCGCCGCTGGGCTGAAGCCGAGCTAGTCAAAGCGCGTTTAAAAAACGACGCAGACATAACCGACATCCATACCGCCGCTCTTCGCGGCGAGATCAAAGTACTTAAAAGAATTCTCGACTTGCCTAACCAGGCAACTCGGGGTGTAGCCGCTGAACCGGAGGATTAATCCCGTTCAGCTTTGTCAGTCAAACCGCCCTTGAGGCGGTTTTTTTATGGGCGTTTGAAAAGTGGAAGAAAACCAAGAAAACATGCAAGAGCTATGGAACGAGGAAGCAGCGATTCTTCAAGCCGGTGATGCACCACCCGCTAAAGAAGAAATCGTTATAGCGGAGCAAGCTTCGCCAATTCCTGAACCAGAGCCCGAGATTGTTGAACCGGAAGACCCTCTTGCTGGGTTGTCAGACACCGTCAGAGCAAAGCTTGCTCAAATTGACGAGCTGGCACAAGCAAACGCTCAGTTGCTGCATCACGTCAAAACGACAGAGGGTCGGGTCGCGGCGATGCAACGGGACGCTGAGTTGGCCCGCCGGCAAGTTGCCGACGCGCCGTCACAAAAGCAGATCGTTACAGCAACGGCCAACCCTGAGAAATGGGATCAGCTCAAGGAAGATTTCCCTGAGTGGGCAGGGGCCATGGAGGAGTACGTCACCGCCAAGATGGCTGGAGTCTCGCAGCAGTCAAACCTAACACCTGAACAGGTGGCTGGGTATGTGCAGCAGCAAGTCTCTGAGTCCAGACAGGAGATGGCGCGCGAGTTGGAGAAAGCCCGCATCGAAGGTAAGTACGAGGACTGGGAGACGACGGTTAACACGCCTGAGTTTGCCAATTGGTTCTCTGTGCAAACACCCGAGACCCGCGCTTTAGCTGGCTCACCTGCAGCCAAGGATGCGATTCGCATGTTGGACATGTTCCAAAGCGCAAAAGCAAAGCCTGCATCAGAAATCAAGCAAGAACGCGGAGCACGACTAGCTGCTGCTGCGGTAACTCGACCGGGACAAGTGGCACCGCCAAAGACATTGGACGACCTCTCACCGGAAGAACTCTGGAACTACGAAGCCACAAAGCGCGAAAAAACCAAAGCGCAACGTGGTTATTGAAATTTAAACATTTAAGGAACTACTACCATGTCCATTCAAAACTATGGCACCAGTGCATCGCGGAATCTAATTCGTGCAGCACAGGGCATGCTTGAGCACGCCCAACCCATCACCGTCCTCGGTGATTTCGGAACGCAACGCGAAATGCCGCAAAACTCGACAGACACCTTGGTGTTTCGCCGAACTTTGCCTTTTGGCGCGTCCACCGCTGGTACAACGATTGAGAACACATCTCGATATGTTGGTACACCTGACATCACAGCGAGCAACTTTGTATTGGCTGAGGGCGTAACACCTAACTCCAATACGATTTCGTTTCAGGACGTCACCGTGCAGCTTCAGCAATATGGCGTACTTTTCAAGTACTCCAGCAAAGTTGAGCAGTTGTACGAAGACGACATCCCAGGCGAGATGGTCAAGCTTACCGGCGAGACCCTGGCTGAGGTGATGGAGATGGTCCGTTACGGCGTCTTGAAAGCGGGCTCTACTGTGATCTACGCTAACGGCTCTAGCCGTGCAGCTGTGGCCACGCCAGTCAGCTTGAACGCCTTGCGCAAATCTGCTCGTACTTTGGAGTCGAACCGTGCTCGCCGCGTGACATCACGCTTGGCACCTGGTGTGAACTTTGGCACACGCGCTGTCCAGCCTTCATACATTGTGTTCTGCCACACAGATGCGGTGTCTGACATCCGTAACTTGCCTGGCTTTACCCGGGTGGAAGAGTATGGCTCATTTAAGCCAATCCATGACCGTGAAGTTGGCGCATGCGAAGACTTCCGCTTCATCTCTTCACCACTGCTCAAATCTTTTGCAGCGGCCGGTGCGGCGATTGGCTCAACTGGCATGTTGTCCGTTGGCGGAGTAAACGTCGACGTGTACCCCTTCATCATTATTGGCGAAGACTGCTGGGGCCAGGTTGCGCTCAAGGGTATGTCGGCCATCAAGCCTGTCGTGCTCAAAGCCAGTCAGACCAACCACGCTAACCCCTTGGGTCAGTTTGGTTATGTTGGCGCTTCCACATGGTTTGCAACTGTCCGCTTG